CCGCCCGGCTGAGTCGCTTCACCGGCCCGCGGACGAGCTGCCCCCCGACCTCCGCGGCGAACTCCCCGAACTCCTTGCTCAGCCACTCCTCGGCGCGCTCGGCCGCCCCCCAGAGGACGGCGGCCTGCTGCTGGTGCTCAGGGGACAGGCTCTCCCATGCCGCCCGCTCGCGGACTTCGTCGAAGTATCCCGGAATCCCCAGGTCGTACTTTGAGATCACCGAGAAAACCGACTGCCGCCACTCCTCTTGGATCTGATCGCCGAGCCCCTCGCTCTGGAACAACGTCGCGTCGGGTGTTTTCTGCGCGCCCTTGCGCGCGGCCTCGCGCGCCCGGGCCAGCTCCCGGGAGACCTGATTGACGGCCTCGCGGAACAGCTCCCCCGGCGTGGGCGGCGGCCCGAAGAGCTCGGCCTGAGACGGGGGCGGGGTGGCGAGCGCCATCGTCGCGTAGCGGTTGAGGACCTGCCCCATCTCGGCGCTGCGGCGGAGGTTCTCGTCCAGCCAGAGGGCGATCTCCTGCTGCAGCTCGGAGCCCAGGTCGAGCGCCCCCTCGATCAGCGGCGGCTGCTCGATCAGGTACCGCAGCTGCTGTCCGCGAGACTTCGCCATGCGGAGCAGGCTCAGCGCGGCCGGCAGGTCGGAGGACAGGTCGTACTGCGGACGGACGACCCCCTGGGCGGCGGCGGCCTTCAGCTTGAGGATGCGCGGAAGGGCGTTGAACAGGGCCCGCTCCATCGCGACCCGGGACTCCCCCATCGTCTCGCGCATCGAGCGGAGGATCTGCTCGCCGTACTCCCCGCCGAAGGTGTAGATGAACAGCGCATCGGCGACCGCCCGCAGGCCGTGGGTGCCGACCCGGCCCTCCAGGTCGACGAAACGCGACCACTCGGAGGGCGGATAGCCGGCGAGGAAGTCGCGCATCCACGCCGCCCCGTCCTCGGTCTGCAGCGCGTCCTCGATCGTCCCGGTGTCGGAGACCGGTAGAGCGAGCACCAGCGCGTCGGTCAGGTGCTCCGCGTCGAGCTTCGCCCGCTCCAGCGGGGTCGGCTCCTTCGCCACGCGGCCGTTGGCCTCGGCGGCGAACTGGACGAGCTCGTCGTGGGTCGCCTTGAAGTCGATCCGGCGGACGAGGATTCCGCCGCCCTCCGGGTACTCCAGCCCACGCTCGGCGGCGTACTTCTTCAACTCCTCCTGGTAATTGTCCCAGAGCGGCAGGCCGTTCTCCTGCGCCAGCTGGAGCATCAGCGTCCGGCCGTTCCCGGAGAGGACCATCCCGTTCTTGGCGATGATCGGCGAGCCGCGGTCGAGAGCTCTCTGGTCGTGGATCAGCGACGGCGCGGCCGCCGCGTTTCCGGCGCCGCGCTCGATCTGCATCCTCGACGCGGCAGAAGAGCGGTCCCACGGCTGGAGCGTGGAGTCGAAGTCGGGGTTGCGGCGCCCTTGGGTGTCATGCGAGGCGATCACCTGGGGCAACGGCAGGATCACCTCGACCATCGGGTAGGCCCGCGACGGGTCGATGATCGAGAACGCCCACGTCGAACCAGCGGCCGCCCCCGCGGCAGGAGGAGGAGTTGATGCCGGCGTCGTTGCAGCCCCGGAAGGCGCCGGCGGACCTTCGCCCTGCGACGGAAGTGCGGTTGACGCCGCGGGGGCGGCCTTCTTCTTCCGGCCCCGCTTCTTCTGCGGTTCCGGGATCTCATTCGTCGGGGCCGGGACGGCCCCCTTCGCCACCTTGCCTCGCGCCGTCTCGGCGAAGGAGACCCGGGACAGGTCGCCGAGCTCCTGGGCGATCTTGAGCGCCTCCCCATAGGAGCTGGCCTCGGTATGCCCGGTCGGCTGGCCGGCCTCGTCGAGGTAGGTGACGCGCCATGCCGGCGCGCCGGGAGCGGTGCTTCGGGAGACGATCACGGACCCGCCGCCGCGCGTGAACGGCGCTTGGAACGCGCGCTCGGCGAAGCGTTCGAGCCGCTTCTTCTCCCAGTCCTTCATCTCCTCGAACTGCTGGCGGACGTAGGCCCGAACCTGCTCCTGCTCCTCCGGGGAGAGCTCCCGCAGCTTCGGTTTGGTCACGCCCGGGGGAAGGGGCTTTTCGCCCGGCAGTTGTGGGGCCTTTTGGGGTTCCGGCCCCACGGGAGCCGCAGACTCCGCTTCCGGCGCGGCTTCCAAGGGAGGCGCCGGCACCCCAACAGGCCCCACGCCCTCGGGGAAGACGGCGGGGGTTTCCACGGCAGCGACCCGCTCGACGGCCTTCTGGGCCTCGCGTTCCGCTTCCAGCTCGGGGTTGAAGACCCGGACGTTGAGCCCCTCGAAGAGCTGTTCCTGCGAGACGAGCTCCTGACCGCGTTCCGCGAGGCCGAGGTTGAAGGTCTGGTGCGCCGAGCGGATGCGGGCTGCCCAGAGAGCGGCCTGATCCTCGGCGATGTCGCGCGGCACGCCGGCGCGGACGAGGTCGAGGGCGATCGCGTCGGCTACGCGCTGGGCGAAGTCTCCGCCCTCGGCCTTCTTCTCCGCCTGCGCCTTCCAGATCGAGGCGTTGAGAGCGGCGACCACCTGGCGCTGCGTCAACCCGTTGGGGTCGAGCTTCGCGTTCAGGACCAGCTCGTCATAGACCGGCAGCCCGGTGACCCGGGCGACCCACGCCGAGACCGGGATCGCGAGGTCGGTGCCCGCGGCCTTCGCGGTCTGGTACGCCCGCCCGTTGTCGCCGAGCACCTCGGCGGCGGTCGCCTCGGGGTCGAACTTGGCGTCCTGGAACAGCCGGTCCCACTCCTTGATCGGGACGAACAGGGTGTTGTCGCCGCCGGCGCCGCGCAGGACCTCGTCGACGAACAGCTTCGTCAGGCTGGGGTTCTCGCGGACCAAGCGGCTGTTCGTGAGGACGTCCTTGGCCTCGTTCAGCTTCCGCACGAGCTGGGAGGTCTGGATGACCTTGTGGCCGTTGACGGTCAGCTCGCCCGACGGCCCGATCAGGCCGAGCAGGGCCATCGACTCCAGCGCGGCGACGAATTCGTCGGCCATGTTCCCGGGGATCTCGCGGAGGTCCCCCTTGCCGCCGCTCAGGGCGAGCCCGACCTGCGTCGAGACGTCGGTCACGCCGCGCTGGAACGCCTCGGTGCCGGTCTCGGCCGCGAGCGTCAGCCCGTAGCTCTTGGCGAACTCCCGGGCGGCCCAGCCGAGGGTCGCCCGCGGCGCGGCCTTGGCCGACGTCGAGGCGGCGCCCATCAGCATCTCGCCGGCCCACTTCCACGAGCGCAGGAACGCCGCGTCCGCGAGCACCTCGGCGCCCCCGTTGATCAGGCCGGCGACGGTCGAGAACACCTGGGCGTTGCCGACGTCGACGACGCCCTGCTCCTTCATCGCCCGGTACGCTTCGACGTAGGCGTTTCCGCGCTCGATCTCGTAGGCGTCGAGGGCCGATCCAGAGAGCATCCCGAAGGCGAACGCCGTTGGGACCGAGATGCCGGCGGCGGGGGGCGCAGCGACCGCCGCCATCCCAGCGGTGCCGACGCCGGCGAGGAACCCCTTGCCCAGCCCGCCGATCATGTTGGGCGCGAGACGGATCGAGCCGGTGATCATTCGGGTCGGCAGCCCGGCCCCTCGCGGGGTCGACGAGCGGCCGAGCCGCTCCTGCTCCAGCAGGTAGGAATCGCTGTCGGGGTCCATCCCCCAATTCGCCATCCACGCCCCGCGGAGCATCGACTCGCGCTGCGCGACACCCTCGGAGAACGGCCGGGTGACGTAGCGTTCGAGCCAGGTCATGTTCTCCAGCTCGTCGGCGATCGCGCGGGCCTTCCATGGGTCCTTGAGCCACTCCAGAACGGTCGGCGAGGCGTCCGAGAGCAGGTCGGGCCGCAGCTGGGTCTTGGCGACCTCTGCTCCGACGAGGGCGAGGTTGCGGGCGACGAGGTCGGGTTCGAGGCCGGTTTGCTGCGCCAGGTCGAGGACCCGGGCCGAATCCGCCTGATGGTGCCGGTGCGCCGACCAGACGTTCTCCTGCACCTCGTAGGTCGGATCGGTCGCGCGGGCCAGCTCGGCGTAATCCGGCGCCTCGCGGGGCGTCGGGGAAGTCGCGGCGGCGAGGGCGCCGAAGTCGGGCTCGCGCTCGTCGGCCATCACTTCGCCTGCTGCTGGGCGAGGTGTTGCCGGTACATCGCCGCAATCCGATTCGGGTCGTTGGCGTTCTGCCCCGTGCTGCGGAGGTAGTCCTCCGCCCGGGTGCGGAACCAGTCCGGGACCTGATTGATCGCCTCCTGATGGGCCGACTGCATGGCCGCGCGCTGCCGGCCCATGGCGCCGGCGTACTCCGGCCAGCGGCCCTCACGGCGCTGCTCGGGAGTCGCCTCGAACCAGTACAGCTCCTGCGTGTCGTAGACCAGCCCGAAGATCGAATGGTCCACCTGGCCCTTGATCTTCAGCCGGTCGATCGCTTCCTGCAGCTTGTCCGACGGCAGCCTCCCGAACTCGTCGGCCAGCGGATCGACCTCGGCCAGCACCGCGTCGGTGTAGGCTCCGAGGCGTTTCTGCTCCAGCGCCTTCGCCTTCGGATGGGTCGTCGAGGGCGCCCACATCCCGCCGGCCCGCGCCTCCGCCTTGATCTTCCCGATCGCCTTGTCGAGCGGGATCATGTTCCGCTCGGCGGCCTTCTCCTTCTTGCCCTCGACCTTCGCCTGCGCGGCCTCGACCAGCGCCGCCATCCGCGGCAGCGCCGCGTCCGGGATCAGCCCCAGGTACTGCGCGTAGGGGTCGATCTGGGCGCGCTGTTCCGGCGGCAGCAGCAGGAACTTGCCCCACGCCTCATGGCCGGCCGGGGTCCAGCGCGTCCGCATCTCGTTGTACGCCTCGTCCGCCTTGCGGTCCTCGGTGTCGACCAGCGCGCTCCAGCGATCCGGGGCGATCTCGATCAGCCGATCGCGCAGCTCCGGGTCGACCGCGGAGGTGCGGAAGCCGCCCCGGACGAACTGCTCCTGGGCGAGCCGATTGGCCTCCTTGGCGTCGGCCGAGCGGTCGGCCTCCTCGTCGACGAGGTACGAGCGCAGGCGCCGGCGGGCCTCGTCCATCTCCTCGACCGTCATCCCGGAGTAGTGGTCGTCGAGGTACTGCATCCCGTCACCGAGGTCGTGGGTCTTCTCGAACGCCTCGCGCGCCGCGGTCTCCGCGCGCTGCCGCATCGAGGAAATCTTCACGAGGTTCTTCAGCTCGCGCCCGTGCTCCGGGAGGATCTCGCCCTTGTGCTCTTCGAGGAACCCGCGGGCCCAGACCGGGTCGTCGTCCTTTCGAGCGTCCGCCGCGGCGACGATGACCGACGATACGGCCTCGGCGTAGCGCCGTTGCGTGGTCTCGTTGTCCCAGCCGAGCGGGCCGGCGGCGGCGCCGATCGAGCGGGCCAGGTCGACCCGCGCGCGGGAGAGCGTCTCGGGGTCCACGGCGGCATCGCGGAGGGCCTGCGCGACCGCGTTCTCGACGCCCTGAGCGATCGACCGCTTGGTCTCGGCGGCCTCGTGGGCCGAGAGCTGGTTGGCGACCTCCATGCGCCGGCCTTGGGAGATCCGGTCGAACGCCCGTCGCTGCCGGTCGGTCGTCAGCCGGCCGCGGATGCGCTCCATCTCGCGGTCCCACGCGGCGAGCGTGGGGGCGGTGATGCCGATGGCCTCGGCTCCGAGCTTCGCCCGGGCGCCGCTCTGCGGATCGGCGACCATCGCGTACCAGGTGTCGCCCATCTCGGTCTGCGCGGCCTGAACGACGGCGAGGTCCTGCTCCTCGATCTGCTGCATCTTGATCGCGCCGAGCATCGCGGCCGTTCTCTGCAGCGACCGGGTGACGGCGATTCCGGCGTCCGTGACCGACGCCGTGGGTCCCATCGACGGCGTGCCGAAACCGCGCGGGCTGGCGATCGGCTCGTACTCGGGGACGCGGGGCATCTCAGAAACTCCACGGGTAGCTGGTCGCGGCGTAGGACTGGTAGTTGACGAGCCCGCGCCGGGCGGCGCGCCGGCCCATTCCGTTCTGGCCCCAGTAGCCGTACTGGTAGCCCATCCCCATGACGTCGCCGGCGCCTGAGAGCAGCGAGCCGTACATCTGCGCCCGGCTCTGCGATGCCTGCAGCTTGCCCCAGTCCGCGGCCTGCTGGCCGCCGACCTGCGCGGCCCACGCCTCGCGCGCAGCGTTGGAGCGGATCGTCAGCGCGTCGTATTCGCCCTGCCAGGCGGTGCCGGAGAGGATGTCGAGCGCCGAGCCGGAGCCGATGTCGGTGCCGCCGGCGGCGAGAGCCGCGCGCTGGGCGCCCATGATCCGCAGCGCCCGCTCGCGCGCGCGCCCCTCTTCGAGCGCCCCGCGGGTCATGGTGTCCCGGGCGACCGCTTTGCCCATCTTGGCCTGCTGGGTTGCCAGCGCGGCGTTGTATTTGCCCGTCTGCCGCGCCTGATACGCCGCCCCGGCCGCACTCACCCCGGCGATCACCATCGAAACGATGCCGAAGTCGCACATCAGCTGTCTCCTTGCTGGAGCTCGAAGTAGAAGACGAAGGCCCCGGAAGGCAGCTCCAGCGGCTCGTCGCGGACGTTGAATCCCAGGGCGCGGATGTACCGCAGAGCGGACGCATTTTCGGTGTGGACGCAGTTGAAGAGCTTCTTGTACTTGAGGAGCCAGAGGTCGATGAACATCCGGCCGAACCGAACGGCCGCGAGCGGGTGCTCCTCGACTTCGCGGGCGCAGAGCATCCAAGGGATCGCGCCGTGATCCTCCGGCGCCGGAACGACACCGGCGATCGCCAGCAGCGTCCTGCCGTGCCGGACGACCATCGACCACTCGCTCCGCATCACGCCGCTCTGGACGATGTCGATCACGGGGGCGCCCGGGCGCAGCACGTCCAGCTCGCGGCGGTCCTCCGGCCGCAGATGGGTGTCCAGCTCGCGGATGTCCGCGGGCGAGGGGGTGAGCGACATGGTCAGAGCCATCAGGTCCCCGCCGCGAATTCGCGGATGATCCCGTTGATCTCGAAGTACTCGCCCGAGTCGCAGCCGACGACCAGCGCGCCGGTGCGGGTATAGCTCGCTCCGACCTTCAGCGTGATCTTCATCGAGGCCGGGTCGACGTGAGGCACCAGCGCGGCGTGGAGCGACTCCAGCGCGGTGTATTTCGGTCCGTAGGGTTCGCGCACCCAGAAGTCGTTCGCCCGCCGGCAGGCCAGGGTTGCGGTGTGGACCAGCTTGCCGAGCTCGACGACCGGGGCCTGCGCGGTGAACTGCAGGTCGAGCGTTCTCACCTCCTGCGGAAAGCGGAAGCCGAGGCAGACGACGAGCCCGCGGTAGGCGAGCGGGAGCGCCAGCGTCCCGCCCGAGGTGACCGTCAGGTCGCCGCGGTAGACTCCATCCGCGACCACCGAGACCTTGGCGTTGGCCCAGAGGTTGAGGCTGCTAAGCGACTCGATCCCGAACCCGGCGCGCTCCGCAACGGCCCCCCAGAGGTCCGCGGGAACGTCGGTTTCGAGCGTGCCGCGGGCGCGGGTCGTGCTGATCACCTGGGTGATCGTGACGCGGAGCAGGCTCTCGACGCCCTGCATGATGAACATCTTCCCGACCGTGCCGGTGAAGCCGCCGGCGCTGTTGACGATGTCGATCGTGCTGCCGGCGAGCTTCTCCTGAACGTACCCGAGCCCCATGTCGTTGCGGGTGTCGAGCCGGGCGGTGCGGACGTAGACGGTTCCGGTCGTCGTCTTGCGCGTGCTGAAGTCGAGAAACGGCACCGCGTCGGTGCGCTGCGTCCCCATCGGGTAGAGCCGGAGCATATGTGCCGACGAGGCGCCGGAGACGGCGGCCGTCGCGGCGACGTACAGCCGGTCCTCGCCGTTCTCCGGGATCACGCAGCACGCCTTCGCGATCGCGAAGTAGCTGTCGTAGGGGATCGGCCCGTCGTCCGAGGTCATGTTCAGGTTGGGATTGATGTCGTGCCGGTGCCAGGCCCAGACGTCGTGCTCCTTCTGGAGCGAGAGGCCGAGCAGCCGGCCGTCCGAGCGGATGACCCAGAGCACCCCGGTCGGGGCTTCCGCGTAGGCCCAGTCGCGGATCGTGTAGCCGTCCAGCAGGTGCCGCGAGAGGACCGTCAGGTCCTGCCCCTTGTAGCCCTCGTCGGCCCACGAGTAGCTGACGTCGCGAATCGTGTTGCCGGCGGAGGTGACGTAGAGCGCCGAGTCCTGGGCGGTGATCGGAGGCAGGTGCGCCCAGATCCCGGGGCCGCCGATCGGGCGCGGCATCGCGTTGTCCGAGGTCAGCGGAGAATCGGCGCTCGGGTTCAGGACGTGGACGCTGCCGCCGGTGAAGATCAAGAGGCTCTGGAGCGGCAGGACGGCCCGGATCTGGTCGATTCGAGCGGCCGCGATCGTCAGCTCGATCGCGTCGTCGTCGCGTGGCGGCTCGGCCCGCAGGAACGACTTGAACGCCCCGCTCATCGACGCCCAGAGGGTCTGCGGGCGGTTGTTCGTCCGGGCGAAGATCATCCGCTGCTCGAAGTAGCAGCAGTCGCTGGGGTACTTGTTGGCCCCGTCGAACGGCGAGGCCCCGGTCGGGGGCGGGCTGCCATAGACCGGGGCGAAGTTGTCGTCGTGAAACTCGACGTATCCGCCGGAGGCCGCGCGGCGCGAGGTGCCGACGAAGCCGTAGAACGAATTGCGCCCGCGGAAGACGTTGTACTCGGTGATGCCCTGCACCTCGGGCCAATGAATGATGCAGCGCGAGTTGACGTTGGTCGCTTCGAGATAGACGGTCGCGGTGAGCTTCGGGGACGGATTGGATTCCTCGCCGGTCGTGCTGTCGACGCTCGTGACCATCCACTCCCACTCACGCTTGTCGGTGTTGATGATGTTGGCCTGCACGATCGACGGCGCCTGCGGGGCCGTCAGCCGGGGGGCGTAGCTGACCACGTCGAGCGACCAGCTGGTCCACGAGGTCCGCTTCAGCTCGCGCGGGGCATACGACGGGTGGACGATGGTCACGATGTCGCCGGCCTGGGTGTAGCGGAGGTCTTGCAGGTCGGCGTTGAGGTACGGGCTGGACACGGTCACCGGGGTGGCCCCGTCGTAGATCAGGGCGCCGTCGCGCCAGAAGCGGATCGTCTGGTCGGTGAACTCCAGAACGCAGGCTTCCTCGGACGAGAAGATGAAGGGGATCAGCCGGTAGCCGTAGAGCCCGGCTCCGCCCTGGCGGACGTTGCCGCACCACTCGAAGCCGGGCCGCGTTCGCACCGCTCCCTGCGGCGTGACGATCATGTTGCGGGCCTTGGCGAGACCGACGGAGAAACGCGCCAGGTCGTACCGTCCCGCCAGCTGCGGCGATAACTCGCCGCCGACGAACGACGGCTGGTGGTGCCGCAGGAGGGCCATCGCTAGGACCGGGCGGCGATCGAGCCCGCTTCGGGCGGAGCGATCTCAGGCATCGAGTTGAAGACCACCGCCCGGGACTGCAGCAGCACCATCTGGTACGTCTGCAGGAGGCGGGCGTGGTTGTTGGGGTCGGCCGAGAGCGCGCCGGCGAGGGCGATCGCGAGCTTCCACGCGAGCGCCGAGGCGAACTCCGGTGTGAACAGCGAGGCGTCGGTCACCGCGTCGATGTAGCGGAGCACGGCGTCCTCTTTGTCGGTGAGCAGGACGCGCCCCTCCCAGCGGAAGTCGATCTTCTCGACGACGCGCCGGATCTTGAGCGAGTCGATGATCTCCAGCGGCCAGAGGCAGCCGGTCGGGAGGTCGTAGGTGTAGGCGTATCCGCCCTCGATCTGATCGGTCGCGAGATCGAGGGTCGCCCGCTTCACCGCGAACGGCCAGGGGGCGAGGATCAGCAGCTCGTCGCGCTGCGCCGGGTAGAGCATCTGGCAGGCTTGCGCCGCGGCCGACGAGTCGCTCAGGGATTCGATCATGTAGGCCCGCATCCCGATGTAGGAAAGGGCCATGTTGCAGATGTCGACCTCGGTATAAGCCATGCAGCCTCCGATGAAGCAGGGGGGCCGAAGCCCCCCCGCTTACTTGGTGGGCGCGCTCGGCCGCGGCCCCGGCCTCGGAGGAGGCGAGGGCGCCGGCGCGTCCTGGGCCGTCCGCACGGTCCAGTACTTTGACGGCTTCAGCGCGTAGCCAGGGGGCAGCGTGAAGGGGACGTTGGCGTCGATCAGACGCCCACGCCCCTCCCACTCCACCCACGTCGGGACCAAAGACTCGTAGACGGTTTCGGAGCTCATCAGTCAGCCCCTACGCCATGTAGGTCGGCGCGTTCGTCCACGGCGCGTCGGTGAGGCCAGCCTCCAGCACGTCGAACACCGGCGAGCTGCCGGCGGAGACCAGCTGCATATACAGGTACTGTTTCTTCGTCTTCGCCGGGGTCGCCGGCGCGCCGTAGAGCGTCTGGGTCACGCCGTTGGTGATCGAGAGGGCCCCGGTGGAGGAGAGCACCACCGGGTTCGTCTTGCTGGTGTCGTCGGCGCCGCAGAGCTGGATCTGGACGGTCGACGTCCCGCTGGTCCCCGTGATGACGACGTAGGGGATCAGCTGGCCGCCCGTCCCGATCGGGCGCGCTGCGCCCATGTTGATGAAATTCTGCAGCGACGTGGTCGTGGCGCTGTTGATCGTCTTCGGGCTGTCCGACGTCGACTCCATGGACAGCGGCCGGAGGAACATATTGTCCGCATCACGAATCATGAATCACCTCCTGCTAGGTGAAGGAGAGGGCCGACTCGGCCTGGCTGATCTGATCGACCCGCTTGATCGGAACGCCGCGGATCGAGAGCACGGGCACGCCGCCAACCTGCTGCGGGAGGTACTGCACGTTGCCCTTGTTGAGGCGCTGGAGCTCCAGAAGGGTGTGAACGACGCGGTTGCAGTAGATCACCGTGTTGCCGGCGATCGGGCCGAGGCGCGCCAGCCCCTTCACGAGGGCCGACTCGATCTCGACGCCCGACTCGCTGAGGTCCTCGTCGATGTTGGCGACCCGGACCACCGAGCGCGGGTCCCGGAGCACGAGACCGACGTTCCACTCCCACTTCAGGTTGATGACCTCGTGGACCCGGCCGGCGCTGTCCCGGCTGATGTTCCTGCCGAGGTTCCGCATCGACAGGCCGCCCTGCGTGCCCTTCGGGTAGCAGAGATGCACCGTGTTGACGCCCCAGTTGACGATCCACGCGGAGCTCAGGTCGCTGCCCGAGCCGCTCGCGCAGCCGACCACCTGGAAGGCCAGCGTGTTGACCGTCGGCGAGGCGTAGTAGGTCCCGAGCGTGTAGCGCGGGTACAGCCCGACCATCTCGTCGGGCTCGGAGCTGTCGCCGCCGTAGAACATCTGGGTGGCGAGCGTCTGGGTGAGGGTCTCGGTGAAGGCCGCGCCCTGATTCGCGAGGTACGCATCCCCGCCGTTCAGGTCGTACTCCTTGGTGTCCATCTCCAGCCACGCCTCGATCAGCGTGCAGGGGTCGTCGAACTGGTCGGTTCCCGACTTGGAGGGCAGAACGCCGACGTTGAGCGCGCGGGTGTACGCCGTCGGGAGCGTGGTGCGCCGGGTGGTGCGGTTGCCCGTCGGCAGGTTGCCCTCGTAGACGGGGGCGTCGGCCACGATCGGGCAGAGCTTGGTCATGATCTCGACGACGGACGCCCGAACGCCTCCGTTGGGCTCCAACGACTTGATCACGTCGTACATCGTGGGGTACATCGAGCCGATAGCTTTGTCGGCCATGGTTGGGTTCCTTTACTGGTTGCGAGGTTCCGGGTTCGCCAGGAACTCGGCCCATGCCTCCTCGGACGTCTGAGGACGCTGAGCGCGGACCCCGGCCTCCAGCCTGTCCTCGGACAGGCGTTTCCCGATCTTGGCGAACGCGCGGATGATGGCCGGGTGGTCGCCGAGCCCGGTGGAGTTGAAGAGCGTCATCAGCTCTTCGTCGCAGAACGCGCGGGCGGCACGCTGGGCCGCCACCATGTTCTCCGACTTGCCCCACTCGGGGTCGCTGAGGGCTGCGTCTCGCCACGCCTTGACCTGAGCCTGCTGAAGATTCGCCTGCTGCTCGTAGTAGGTCGTGACAAGACGTTGAACCGCTTCCAGCGGCAGCCGCGCCTCCTGAAAGATCGGGCGGAACGGCTCGATGATCGCTGGGTCCACGTCCGGCGGGAGCTCCAACTCGTCGTAGGAAATGGCGGCCTGCGGGTCGGCGCTCTGCGGCGCCTCCCCTTGCGGCTGAGCCTGTTTCCCGAGCAGAGAGCCGTCGTTGGTGGTTGATGCCGGCGGAGCTCCGCCTGGCGCGTCGGTGCGATCGTCGGCGCCGGGGGCGGGAAGATTGGTCGTATCGCTCATGGGTTCCTCATCCGTTCAGGACAACCGAGGCGTCCGTGAGATTGCCGGTGGATGTGGCGACATAAATACTCACCAGCGCCTTCGGGAAGTTGACGTAGAACCTGACCTTGGACAGCCCGGACGACTTCATCAGCGCCGCGTTGGTGTTGGTGACGGGAATCGGCGAGCTGGCGGTCCCGAGCTCGGTGGTGATGGTCGGGCAGTAAATCGTCGCCCAGTCGGTGCTGGCGGCTGCGGTCCCGGGGTTGTCGGACGTTGCCATCTGGAGATGGGCGTAGGCGCCGGTCCAGCCGGCGTCCGCTGTTCCCTGAAAGGTCACGATGGCCGGCCCGTCGGGCAGCTGAAAGGGCTCGCTGCGCCAGTTGGCGGTGATCGGACCGGCGATCTTCTGGATGACCTTAAGCGGCATCGTTGCCTCCCGTGGTGATCGCCTTGGCGATCGCGATTTGTTCCTTCGCGTTCTCGGTCATCATCTGCACCACCGCGTCGGCGAACGACGCCTTGAGATCGGTGAGCAGGTCGAAGCCCACGGCCCGCCGGCCCTCGTTGTAGTAGGTCTCCGAGTTGCCGGTGTAGCTGGGGCTGAAGAACCGCGCGTAGTGCTCGATGACGTGGTAGAGCACGCGGCGCCCGCTCTCGGTGCCCAGCACGTCGGCGAACGCCTGATGCAGGAGCACCTGGGCGGTGTCGGTCTGGCGTCGGAGCGCCTTGATGCGCGCGGTGTCGGCGGCGTTGCTCATGCCGGTGCGCCTCCTCCCTGATAGGACGCGATCAGCCGGTCGAGCGCGTTCTCCTCGCCCATCGGCGCCTGCGCGAGGTTGCGAACGGCCTGCGATCCGGTCTCGGCCGCCATGGCGAGCTGCTGGGCCTGCTGCTGCTGGGCCCGCGCGGCGGCCAGACGCTCCAGCTTCTCGTCCTCGACGAGCAGCTTCGGGTTGACGCCGAGCAGCCGGGCGGCCTCGTCGACGATCTCCGGCGCCTCCAGCTTGTCGACCACCTCGGGCTTGAGCTGCGCGACCATCGCCGTGATCTCGATCAGCTGCCGGATCGGGAGCAGGTGAACGAGTTGCTGCGCCTGGGCGAGGATGCTGATGAACTCGACCCGCAGGTTGACGCCGGCGACGGCTTCCGGGGGGGGCGGGACGATGCCGCGGCGCCAGCAGATCG